ATACACAAGGTCTAATATGCATATTAGCCTTGACTCAGCCCTGGGTCAGCAGCGTAGGCTGAACCAAGTAGGAGAGAGCATCACGCAGATTGCTCCTGATCCTGCGGCAGCATACAGCCTCCGTAGTCTTACTGGTGGTGATCCCAAGGTTGTGCGTGTCCGTAGAGAGAGCGACAACAACGAGCAGGACTTCACTGCGTCCGAGGTGTCTTCTGGTGCATTGACTTCCTTTGTAAACGCCCAGGTAACACCTCCTCTGGATATACAGGAATTGACCGCAACGGGTCGTGATGGCGACTTCCTTATTGCTAAGGCCGCTTACTCACTTCGTAGTCTAGGGACACGTCAGGCTACCGTAGCGGCTACCGGAGATACCGTAGCCCGTGCTAATGGTAAATATGTGTGTCAAGTGCGTCGTGACTCTGATGATGCCCTGAAGTCCTTTACGGCGGCTGAGGTGACTGATGGAACTTTACTGTCCTTCGTAAATGAAAATATTAACTTTTATAACTCTGATTATAGTGCAGGGGATGATGGATGGACAACAACTGGTGCTGGAAATCGTGATGGCAATATTGACGGCATTGGTGGCAGGGACGACAATCTTAGGTTTACTTCTACGTCGTCTGACATTACAACAAATAGCTACCTTAGAAAAAATAGTATTTTAGAGGAAGGAAGTAAATACACGGTAACCTTTGATTTTTATATACCATCCTCTAACAATCGACTTAACGAAATAGCATCGATTCAAATTGGAGGACAAACTATTGACCTTAGTTCATTGACCGCACTCGACCAATGGGTTTCGGCAAGTGCTACAAGCACAACGGAGGCAACGGCTACAAACATTATAATTCGCTGGGAAGATTCCTCTGAGTCTGGCGATGCAACAGGAGACGTAGCCTACATCCGAAATGTTTCAATTACCAGCGTAGCCTCTTCAGGCTTTGTTAAAACTTGGTATGACCAAAGTGTAACTAATCAAGCAGGAGATACAGCAACAGGTAATCACGCAACTCAATCAACTGCTGCGGAGCAACCTAAGATTGTTAGTGCTGGTGCTTTACTGGCCGATGGTCTTACATTCGATGGAAGCGATGACTCAATGTCTACAACTAGTGCTATTAATAGCACGAACATTGCTATTGCTTGTGTTTCTAAATCAGCCAACAATGCAACCGCTGGTCTATTTTCTATGTTAGATAGTTTTAATGACGGTCACGAAGCATTGTATTTAGCGGGTGAAATTCGTATAGCAAGTAACAGTAGTGACCTAGATGTTTCGGCTACAATAACAAATCAAAATCTTTACTTTGCCAACTATGATGGTAGCACACAAACTCTTTCGTCAAATGGAGTTGCAAGCACACAGTCAACAAGTCAAACTATATCGGTTACACAACCTGCCCAAATTGGCTCTAGACGCGGTGGCAGCTTTTTAAATGGCTCCATAGAAGAACTAATTGTTTATACCTCTGACCAATCTGCAAACCGCACAGCTATCGAAGGAAACCTAGGTGAAGCCTACAGCATTAACCTACCAGCTGGTGTTGATCCATTGAACAATGAAGTAAACGGTTTTGTAGAAACTTGGTATGACCAATCAGGTAACGGCAGGGATTCAACTCAAACTACCGCAGCAAGACAACCTATTATTGTCGAGGAAGGAACATTTCAGGATGGATTGAAGTTTACTCACACTGATACTACAAACGGAAAAAGGTTATTTGTTCCTAGAAGCGCAGCACAATTAGGGGATCCGTTTGCTCTTGTTTTTGTAGGTAAGGTAACTGCATCGGATTCCTCGGTGAACAACCTTCTTGGAGGAACCAGAGGTGTTTCGAGTTATGCTGCTGGAACTGCGGGAATATCTATTAAATCTAGCAATGGCACTGTTTCTTTTGTAAATGAAGAAGACTCCAGCACAAGAGTAATATCCTCAAGTTCAACTACCGTATCATTGAACACTGATTTTGTTGCGTTTGCTACTTATGAAGATGCTGAAGCTGGCCCTGACTTAGATTTTTCAGTAAATGGAAACAAGCAAGATTTTGGTTTTGGTAGTAATCTTGTTTTAACTTCTTCAAAAAATATTGGAATTATGAATGCTACTGGCAATAACACTACTATTTACAGGACACAAGAAAGCCCAACAGGAATATGCCGAGAAGTTTTAGTATACGACACTGCTCAATTCGATAACCGTGTAGACCTTGAAACTAACATAATAAACCATTACGGAATATCATAATGCTTTACTTAATATACGCAAGCGAAGAGGCCGCCATTGAGCGAGCCGATGAAGAAGGCAAGGAAAAGGGCTACAGTTACTGGAAAAATAGCGTAGGCACACGCTGGCTTACCGACCCTGTTGAGACTGCTGACGGCAGTTGGGCGTTGGACGTAACTAACTATACTTTAGACGAGTCCGAGGAATCTTCTCTTGTTGATTCTTATATACCTGTTGAACCTGCTAACTCTTCTAAGGGAACAGACATATACGCCAAGGAAAGAGACTAAATGCTATGGATACTATGCTCAGAGGAACTGTAGGATCAACTGGATTTTTTGCCTGTATGGGACTACAAAGTATTAACGGTGCAGTTAGTCTAGTTGTTGGTATAATGACCTTCGTCTTTTTGGGACTCTCAATTTACAAACTAATCAAGGACCTTAAATGACCCCTGAACTTATAGCAATGATCGGAGGAGGAGCCTCTGGTTTTATCTTTAAACTGATTGGACAGCTTGTCGCTAATCAGCAAGGCACTGTGGACGCTATGATCAAGAAGCAAGCAGCCGCTGACGAGAGCCACCAGAAAGCCGCTACAAGGGGCGGTGAGTGGGTCAGGAGGGTCATAGTATGCACCGTCCTGTTTGCGGTCGTTGTAGCCCCCTTTTTGTTGGCTCACAGCCCAGAGGGAGTTACCGTAGGGCAGGAGACATCTCACTTCTTTGGTCTATTCAAGGGAATCAAGTATCAGACCCTCAATGGTTACCTAATACTACCAGAGGTTCGTCAAACAGTTTTAGCCATTGTCGGATTCTACTTCGGCTCCTCAACCATTAAATGAATGAAATCTTACAAATTATTTCATCCCTCTGGCCTATCGGCATTGGCATCATTACGCTTATTATCGTGCTAGCCCGGATGCACTACAATATCGAAGCCCTTACAGAAAAGGTAAAAGTCCTATTTGATTTTCACAATACAAGAAAGAAATAATTATGAAGTGCTGCATCTGCAAAACTAAAGACACATTTATCACTAAGGTAAAATCTATCGCATCTAAGCTCGTAGCCTGGATTCAATCAGTAATCAAATAACGAAAGATAATATTATGCCAATGGGAAAAGGAACATACGGAAGCAAAGTAGGTCGTCCATCAAAAGCTGCTAAAGCCAAGGGGATGAAGAAGATGGCCATGAAAAAAAAGAAGAAGTAATGCCATTTAGCAAATACAGTCCAAAACAGAAGAAGATAGCTAGGATTGCTGCACCTCGTAACAAAATTACTGGGGCTGACTTCAAAGTATTAAAGAAATCAAATGCACAGAAAAATATTAACCGTCGCAAGAAAGCTTGAGCAAGCATCGAAGGCTCACGCTGGTCAAGCGAAGGTTCTTAAATCAATTGTAAAGAATGCCAAGAAAAGCAAAAAGCGGGGGTAAGATATGCCCTGAAGGTAAGGCTTGGGCGAGACGGACGTTTGACACGTATCCGTCCGCTTACGCGAACATGGCCGCATCCAAGTACTGCAAGAATCCTAACTATGCAAAGAAGTCCAAAGGTGGTAAACGCAAAGGAAGATAATGGCTCAACTCAAACAATGGCGGGAACAGAACTGGGTAAGGATAGGTACTGATGGATCAATCAAAGGACCTTGCGGAACGTCGAAAGATAAGAAGAACCCTGACCGTTGCCTGCCTAAGAGAAAGGCTCTCAGCCTCACGAAGGCAGAAAGAGCAAGCACAGCCAGAAAGAAAAAGAAAGCAGGGGCAAGAGGAAAGACAGTCGTAGCCAATACACCCAGAGCAAAGGTAAGAAGCAAATGAGGAAGGAACACAAAAGTAAAAAGGGAGGACTCACAGCGGCTGGTCGTGCTTACTTCAAGCGCAAGACGGGTGCAAACCTCAAGGCTCCGGTCACGGAATCCAACCCCAAGGGCAAGAAGCTAGCTCGAAAGAAATCATTTTGTGCCAGAATGGCTGGTGTCAAGGGTCCAATGAAGGACAAAAAAGGTAGACCAACACGGAAGGCACTAGCCTTGAAGCGTTGGAAATGTTAACAATTCAATATTCAATACAATGAGAAAACAAGTATTCCGTCGCGGTACAGCGGCATATCGTTTGGCAAAGGCTGAAGGCCGTTTGCCTTCACAAATAGCAGCAAAGAAAGCAGCAAAGAAAGCAGCAAAGAAAAAGGCTGTCCAGGGTCCAAAAACCAAAGCAATGTCTAAGCCAACCGCAAAGCAAGCTGGCGAGAAGTTAATGGCTACTTTTAAAAAATTAACCAAAGTAGATAAAAGATCTCCAAGTGGCCGTAAAGTTGTTGACGAAAAAGCAGTTGAAGAAACTACTGGTGGAGGACGTGGACGAGGCAAACGTCTCATCACTTTTACTCCCGTAGAATCAATAGGCAATAATCGTCAAGGAGCAGGCAAACAATCAAAGAACCGTAAATTATTCGGTAGCACTTATACGTCCAGAGGTAATCGTCGTTAATCAATGCAGGAGTACAGGTCATATGCTAGCCTAGATGATCGCATCCTTCAAGACGGGGATGTAGGCTTTGTTGGGTTCAACAATAGGCTTAGACCTGATCAGCTACAGGGCGGTATGCTGGCTGATGCCCAGAATGTCCGCTTTGATCGCAACGGTGAAGCACAAGTCCGCAAGGGTATCGAGGTCATTGAGGCTCCGTTTGCCGTAGGTGGAGACGTACTTCGACTGCCTAGTACGGCACAAATTGGCGATGGAGTCACGGCGATGCTTCCTACGACTATTGAGTCAGCTACCTTAGTTGGTGCTGATAATCAGGCTAATATAATTATCAATGACCCAGCGGTAGAAGCTGGGCATACATTTGTAGCGACCAATGTTGTCAACGTAGAGGGCCTTGGTTTTTCCACTGTTGACCCTAATGGATCGCATACACTTGTTTCCGTGACTGATAACGGAGATACGAAGACGTTAAAATACGCCTTAACGGGTGCTAACGAAACCTACACAACTCCAATCGTTCTGCCTGAACAATTAGAGTTTACTCTAAACGCCAATACAACACAGGCCGTCATTGGGTTTAATATGGTCCTTGACCAAGGGGCGGTCACCGAAGTCTATGCGAGTACTGAGTTCAGTGACCCCAATGAGGACGCAAGTCAGTACATCCTCATTGCCTCTAATCTTAAGGTTGTTGCTAAGAACCTAGCGACGAACGCTACCGTAGACATTGCTTACCCAGCAGGCGAAACTGTGCCACCTGAGTCATCAATGCTTCAAGCATTTAATAAGGTGTTCATCTTCCGCAAGGGTCAAGTCGCCTTGGAGTGGAATGGTTCTTTTAGCGGAACTCCTGCATTTACCAAGGTAGCAAGCGGGACTTATACCCAACCAGTTAATCTAGCTGCTACTGGTTTTACAATAACAAATGGAGTTGCTACTGTAACAGTATCTAACACGTTATCCGAAGGAGACACGGTAACGCTTATAACCGCAGGTGGCAGCACACTGACGAAAGGAACTGAATTTACGGTATCAGAGGCTACTTCTTCTAATTTTAAATTCTTTGTAAACAGTGATGATGTAACTAATCAAACAGATGTACACTTTACAAAAAGAGTATCCGTAGGTCTTGGGTTCACTCATATGCCAGCCCCAGAGTTTGCCATATATCATCAGCGCAGGTTGGTCATGCCTTTCCAGTTCTCGGTTGATGCAAGTGCAAACTCATACACATCAAGGGGTATTATCGATGAGGTCATTGCATCCGATATCTTGGACTCCGACACTTACGATCAAATCTATGCTCAGTACAGATTTAACGCAGGTGAAGCCGACTTTACGGTAGGGTTGCACTCATTCTCTGAAGACAACCTGATGGTGTTCAACCGTAATAGTATTCACTTAGTATCTAACACAACGTCCCTACAATCGGCTAGCACTAAACTACTGACTGATGAGGTTGGTTGCGTAGCTCGTCAGAGTATTGAGCAGGTCGGCAATCAAGTCATATTCCTGTCCGACAATGGTGTTTACAGCACTCAGTTCTTTGATGAGTACAACCTACGTGGAACGGAGACACCTCTGAGTGAACCTATTAACGAGACAATCAAGCGAATTAATAAGGATCAGCGGAGCCAGGCCGTAGCTGTTTACTTCGACAATCGTTACTTCATTGCCGTGCCTCTCGATGATGCACTTCGCAATAACGCTATAC